AAATCGTGGTCTAAAAAAGGACACATGTTAACGTGCGTTTGGGATGGAACTGCACCAAAGGATAAACAAGAAATCATAGGACAACGTCGTAATGCAAGGGGATGCTGTTGCAAAGATTATAATTCGTGACATACGAATAACTGCAAACCTCCCCTTTAGTCGAAAAAATTACCAAGAACACCTGGCCTATATATATATATGGCCAGATCTACAAACAACGAAACTTCCCGATGAATATAATGAACAAATAACAGAATGGTTAAATGAACTAAAGAAAAAATATAATTCAGATAATGCGGAGTGCTTAAATTAAGCATTCCTAAGTGGTGAAATATTAGACTTAATAGGTTAGAGATGAATAACTGATTTTTTATAAACTCGGTGGCCAAATACAGCAATTCATATTCAACTCCAACGGTGGAATAGGGTCATCGCTTTTCTGAATTACTTGAATCCAGCAGACTTGAAGATCCTCACCATCTTTTATGTGTGAAACATTAATGAGTTTTTCACCGCGTGCATGCTCTTGTTCAACTGACAATAGGTCTTTTGAACAGTAAGGGTCATTGTCAATATCAATATTTCTAAAACATGCTCGGTATGCATTGAGAAAATCTAGATAGACAAACGTCTTTAGAATGCTTGATACGTTGTCTGTATTAAAGTTTGACCTGATAAAGCGAAACATCTGTATACTCATGATGTATGTGAATACAAAATTCATATCACACATTTTCAATTTTTATGCAATATAATAGACATATTGAAATGGCTTAAGTTTAGCGGATTGAAGGGTTTGGCTACTCCGATTTTTCTTGTTGTAGCGGTTGTGCTCCTATTTCTTGTGCGGTTTTATAATATAGACGGGTTTGGTGCGGATGTTTCTAGTTCTGTAAGAATGTACGATAATAATGTAATATACAATGTTGGATCAGTAGTGTCTTTGAACAATATACTTTATGAGATGGTTGAGGGGGCGGGGGCTCCGGGGTATTCACCTCTACGTCAAGGTGATAAACTTTGGCAGAGGCTATATGATAATAATACAGTGTACAAGGTGGGTGACGTTATACGCTTCAGGGGTAGCACGTATCAAATGGTAGAAGGCGCGGGTGCTCCCGGCTACCCGCCTCTGAGACCTGGCGATAAACTCTGGGCTGAACAATACAGCGACAGTAAGATTTACAGCGTTGGTAATACTGTAACCTTTCAGGGTGGTGTATATACCATGGTAGAAGGAGCTGGAACTGCGGGATACAACCCAGAAAGGCCTGGTGACAGACCCTGGTACAAGAATTAATTTTTTACTTCTTGAACCTCTTACCCTTAAATGACGCTTTTGCCTTCAGCCCCGCCTCAAATATCTCACCTGCCTGTTGTGCCGTTAACTCATCTATGTTAGTCTCCTTAGGAATACTAACATATTGGGGTTTCGCTTTCCCTAGACCCGCCTTCATCAAATATGGCCCATATGGCCCTGTTTTGATCTGAAAGGGTCCCACCGTCCGAGAGGGATTCTCCTGCTTCGCACGGATTTTTAAAACAATTGCGTCTAAGTCATCCTCCTTACCAAGATTTACCTTAATCCCGTTCCATTCCGCATAGAATCCGTAGGGCCCCTTCTTTTTCGCGATAGGGTGACCATTCCACTCGCCTAACGTATCACCCTGTTTCTGAGTCGTCATCTCTAGAATGAATGACCTGGCCTCGTCATCCGTTATGTCAGCCAGACCTTTCTTAGCGCCACCAGATGAAGGAGCAGGCCACCCATAAAACACGGTTTCCTCTTTAGTCACTCCTTCTTTGAGCAAAAGTGGTCCTTTAACAGTGACAACACCGATCAATCCATCTCCAAATTCTCGGCGCCGCGCGTTTTTTGCAGAAATACCTGCCACGGCAGTTTTTAAATTTGATATTCGGTCTTTGTAAGAATTCCAGGTATCTCCCAAAACAAGTTTCCAGTTTTCCTGGCCTCCGGCGATTTTATCTAAACGAGTTTCCATAGCCGCGGTGAATTCATACGCAAAGAGATCCGGAAAGTGTTTCAGAGTAAAATCCATCACAGACTTTCCCAGAGGAGTTGGAACCATTCGGGCTTTCTCGCCTCCGCGTTTCAAGAGAAACTTTTCAGAAGTCGGAGGCCACTGGCCTAACTTATTTAGTGAATGAGTCTTGGATTCACTTATTTTTGCCGGAATATCCTGAACCTCGGTGTACGCCTTCTCAACAATCGTGGCAATCAGAGACGCAAAAGTGGAGGGGCGACCAATTCCTCGCTTCTCTAAATCTCTGACTAAACTGGCTTCGGTGTAGCGCCCCTGGGGTTTGGACTCCTTTGGCTGTCCTTTCAGGCTGCACCATCTGAGTTCCTGACCCGGTAAGAGTGCTTCTGCCAGTTTCCACGCAGCATCTCCCTCTTGTTCTTTCACATCTTCCTCAATCTTATCTTCACCGTTATGAGCTGTATCAATTAAGCTGTCTTTTTCGTCGGCGGCTTTCCATCCGGGAAATATAGTACGGCGCCATCTGGATTGCCAGGGTAGTTCTTGTTCGTCACCGGTGGCATCAAAGATTATCTCGCGGATTTCCCCTTTCGCAACCGCCATGGTAGACTGAATGGCTCTCAGCCAAATGAGTCTATATATCTTATGATCTTGAATACCCCAGTCTTCTCCGTCAGGTAGTCGGCCCGCTTCAAAATGAGTTGGCCGGATGGCTTCATGTGCTTCCTGAGCCTGTACCTGGGCCCCTTTTGCCGGACCCTTGCTCTTAGTCGTTGACGTCACAGCCTTCGCCTCCGGTCCCAGGTATTCCTTACCCCACTTGGCAGCCACCGCCTTTCTGGCTGCTTCAACGGCATCTTGGCTCATATTTATCTGGTCAGTTCGCATATATGTGATATGACCAGCCTCATATAGTTTCTGGGCAATCTGCATTGTTCGTTTGGGTGGTAGATGATAGAGATTACTCGCTTGTTGCTGCAGTGTACTCGTCATAAGCGGCTGTGGTGGACTCTCTGACCATGGTTTTGTTTGGGCTGTCCGAATCTTTGCACAACCCTCCGTAGAATGGTTTTCCAAATAATTTAAAACAGATTCTTCATCTGTCAGTTCTTCCATCATCATGGCAGCCCATCCACCGGACCGCGTATCTATGACTCCGCCTGTAGCAACCCAGTTTCCCTGAATTATCCATGATACTTCTGCTTGAAATTTATCTATGATTGCTTCACGCTCACAAACCAGGCGAAGTGCGGGAGTTTGACAGCGTCCAGCCGAAAGGGCGAGAGTTCCTCCTACATATTTCCAGAGTAATGGTGAAATAGTAAAGCCGACCATCATATCTAACATGGCTCTGGCTTGCTGTGAGTGCACTTTATTCATATCTATGGTTCGTGGCTTGGCCACTGCATCTAGGATGGCATTCTTGGTGATTTCGCGGAACGTGGCTCTGGGATTTGTAAGGGGGTTTAGATTCAAAAGCAGTGCTATACTATAGGCAATGGCCTCACCCTCTCTATCATCATCTGAACAGAGAATAATAGGCCCCGATGAGTCTTTTGCGGCTGATTTTATTTGCGCGATGGCTTTCGTTTTCTCTTTCATAAATTCATAGGTGGGCTCAAAATTTCGTAATATACCTACTGACTCAATATCTTGTACCAAAGCACGGATATGCCCCATAGATGCTATAACCTTGTAGCCTGCTCCTAAAAACCCTTGGATTTTAGAGCATTTTGCGGGAGATTCTACGATGACAAGAGGCATGTATAATATATGCGCGCGATTATATTTCATTTTTACTAGTACACCTGAGTAGATGGATAGACCTAATACGTCTTCCGAGGGAGGGCTCTTTGAATTAGTGGCAAGGGGTGAAAAAGATAAATATTTTATGAGTTCGGATAAAACGGCCAGTGTACCGTTTTCGTATAATATGGAACGGTGGCCGGCAGTGTTAAATGAGACACGACAGACTCAGCCACTCAATATGATTGATTTTGGTAGAAGTGTAGAGTGGGAATTGGAGAATTTTGGTGACTTGTTAGTGGCGGCCAGTCTAAGTATAGAATTGCCTAGTTGGCTTCCTCCGTCTGTAGCGCCTTTTAATGGTAAATCTGTTATTACAGATGCAAATGGTACTCGGTATGGATATACTATGGGAATAGGTGCTTTTTTATTTGAAACTATACAATTTTATCAGGACCAATTGCTTTTACAGGAGTTTTCAGGTGATTTTTTATACGCCTGGACACATCTACATGGCACATTATCACAAGAATCTTTGGCGCTTAAACAATTTGGATCTCATTCAGGGTCTGCTTTAGATATTCAACGAAATGCAACACCTGGGAAATTAAAATTGCGATTACCTTTAATAGGGTGTGCTCACTCTGATGAGAGTGGTTTGCCATTTGTATCAATTCCCGGTCAAAAATATAGGATTAGGGCTAAGATTCGACGTCTAGAGGATTTGGTGGAGAGTTCTGCCTCTGATGTAAAACCGACGCCATGGTCAAGAACAGATATAATTATGAGAGATAAAAGTGGTATAACTACTCCCGTTAGAGTACTCACTCGAGAGCAAATAGGTGCACCTCTTATTACTTTAGAGACGACGCAACGCTACGTGCGTCAAGATTTACAGGAACTTCTTAAGAAAACAGCCAATAAGATACCCTATATTAAACCATTTGAGAACATATTGAGTTTAGATGCGAATGATTATCTGGGTGTTGAAAAGGGGGTTTCTTCTTATATTACAAAGCGAATCGATGGTCGTCATCCAGCCGAGGGCATTTTAATAACATTTCAATCAGATTACAATAAGGAACGTAATCAATTGTGGAATTTTAGTAATCCCTATAGAATAAATAATCCGAATGGTGACTATTATAATAGTCTTAAATTTATGGTTGCAGGGAAGGAGCGTGAATCACAGTGGGGTACAGATGTGTGGAACGCTCTTTCACCATTGGCAAAATCTGAAAAATGTCCAGGAATTCCTTTGACATGGATATCATTTACATATGGTCCTGGATATGGTTATAGGGCACCTGAACTACGAAAGCCATCTGGATCCTTAAATTTTTCTATGGCAGATAGACCAACCTTATGGATGGATTTAGTTGATACTCTTCCATCATCTCTCAATAAAAAAAGAGTTTGTATGAGAGTTACCATAATAGGATGGGGTATTTATAGGATAGAAGAACAGAGAGGTACTCTTTTATTTTCTAATTGATCTTCTTGATATTCTCAAATGAACTTGTTGTAGTGATACCTGCAGCAGTCTTAGCATACATACTCCGTGTCATACGCATTTGATTCCGAGCATTTGTCTCATCTACTACTTGCTGAAGTTGGCGGAGGACCCTGTCGTTTGTTGATGAGATTGGAGTAAGTGCAGGCATATCATTATAATCTTCCTCTGAATGGGAATCAGAATTAGTTGACTCTGAAATGTGATTTAGATTATTAGAGGGTTTTTGAGTGATCATCAGGTAAATATAAACGCTGGTAGATGCCATCATATAAAAGGTGGCAATAGCCAAGAACTTTGCAATTGTTACCTGACGCATACCTACAGCAAGAATTGTTGTGATAAGAAATAATATAGATATGATAAAATTTTCAAGAGCAACAATTATGGGTGTGACACTATTCTTACGATAGCAGCAAATAGGATCTGCAGAATTAAGAATCTCATCATATGTGCTCATTTCTACTAGTACCATGCTAGCATAAAAAACTTTGAGTCAATTTTTTGTTGAGCCATAGTTTTTGCAGTTGAATGTTAATATAAAGAGTTTTATACTATATTATATATAAAATCATGTCTGTTATATATCGGCTGGAGTTAGTTGTTCTAGAACATGCGCAGGAATTTTATCCTAGTCTAGGTACAAAGCAGTTTCTTTCAGGTGATAATGCTGGTTATGATTTGAAAGTTGTAACCGATGTGAGGTCGCATGGAACGGCTACATTGGTGCCTCTGGGTGTAAAAGCACGAATGGTTCGCGTATTTGGAGATGGTTCGGAGGAGGATTGTCACTTTAGTTTGGAACCACGCTCTTCTATTTATAAGTACAATTATATGATGGCAAATGGTCGCGGAGTAATTGATCGCTCTTATAGGGGTCAACTGATGGCACCCCTTCTATGCGTGGGTAATCCCAGTGAGCGCCTATCTATTGACAAGGGTACTCGGTTGTTTCAGGTTTTAGCACCTGATATGGGTTATATCAAGGAAGTCATATATGTAGCGAGTCTATCAGAAACACTGCGTGGAGAGGGTGGATTTGGAAGCACGGGGACTAAGTAGATGGACTTGCGGACAAAGGATGGATATGGAACCAAAATACCAAGAGGGCAGGCTACGACATTAATAGATCTCGTAACTCGTGATGATCAGGATGAAGAATTATTCCCGACTACTGCGAATATATCACGGTTTATACGTGATGAAGGTAATAAGACTGTGGCTTTTTCCACTGTGTTTAGAGAATTTCCATTCCGAGGTCCAGCCGATTTTGGACAGACATTTATATTTGATTTGAATCATGAAATGTGCGGTGACTTGTTACAAAATCTATTTATTCAAGTACGAGTAGGAGATTGGTTTCCAGCCATAGTAAGAGAGCGATTACGTGTAGGTTTATATGAATATAACACCACAGTATTGCCTAATAATTCTATAGATCCTCTGGGTAAGCGTAAAGAAAAGGAACCCGACGAACTATTTAACCCAAGACCACCATCTATTTTTACTGGATCAACGGGAGTTAAAACAACCTCGGTGGCTTGGACGTATTCCAATAGTTTGGGTACGATTTTGTTAGATCAGGCAACTTTAGAAGTTGATGACCAAGTTCTAGAGAAAATTACGGGAGATGCTTGTAACGTGGTGTCTCTACTTTTTCCAGACCTCAATACGCAACTGGGGGCATCAGATGCAATTGGTCGCAAGACAATTGCGGAAGTAAAGGCGTGGACGGGTGCCACAATTGTTCCTACAGATGATATGTGGGTAACAATACCTCTATGTTTTTCTATGTTGAGGGAGCGTTTGACAGCAATGTTTCCTCTTATATCTTGTCGGCAAGGTACTATGCGCATACGGGTTACTTTAAAACGCTTCGATCAGGTTGTAAGATCTCTGATAGGATATCGGGCAAATTGCAAAGAAACGCCACTTGGTAAAACGTTTGCGATGAATGATTTGAGATTCCCAAAAGTTGGTAAGGTTTCTATAAATACACCCACACTCACCAATCCTAAACTTATTAATACGATTAACCTTTTGAGTCAGGGTATTTTTGTAGATGGTCCTTACCGCGAAATGCTATTACGGCAGGCCTTTGAACGACCCTTCCGAGAAATACAGCAATTTGACTTTAATGAGCCGTTGAAATATGTAGTTAATAAGGTGGGTGATGATAAAATTACAGTACAGTTACCCTTGGAGGCTAACCAACCTATAGAGGAAATTGTCTGGTTTCTCCGACGGAAGGCATCTGTAGACCTTAATAATGATTGGACTAACTACTCGGCTACCTTGGAAAAAGATTATGATCCGGTATTTTCACCATTGGAACCACTGATGCTCTCCGCAAAACTCCAGGGAAATGGAATAGATATTGTACATCAAGATGAGTCATGGTTTCGTTCTCATATTTCAAGGGCTCATCGTGGAGGCAAAATACCTTATGATTCTTATATTTATGGATATTCATTTGCGAAAAAACCAGGTGAACATAATCCCACAGGAAGCATAAATGCGAGTCGGTTGAGCAGTTTGAGACTAAGTTTGGATGTAAAACCTCCACCTACAAGTTTAGACGGTACAACAACGGAATGGGAGGTGCATGTTATGGTTTTTGCATTCCAGTGGTTGCGTTTTGAGAATGGTCTGTGTAATAAGGTCTTTATGGACTAAAATTGATAGATAACAAATTAGTTTATTAAGCATCGGATAGATGTCGGCAGGAAATGAGGAATTTACTGCCGAGTTCTTTGATGAGTCTTCTAAGGCGTGGATGGCAAATAAAGTACGAGCAGGACCATGTATGACGTATATCTGTGAGGGCATTATGAAGAATGGGGTTACATGTAAAATGCCTGCAAGAAAGTTTGAATTTGGTAAAAAAGTGTATTGTAGGATTCATGCGAGTCAGGGTATAGAGGAACTCTTACGGATGAATTAAAGGGAAACAAAGACAGATATAATAATAGGGAGTAATGGTGGCGAGTTTATTGAAAATAGTATCCACGGGAATTCAAGATGAGCGACTCCAACCACCGAAGGGTCAACCTGACCTGGGATCTTTTTTAACTGTGATAGTGAAATCGGGCCGATATGCCACGAATTGGGCCAGAATAGATTTTGATACTAGCCCCGATTTTGGAAAGTCGTCTGTCATACGATTACCAACGAAGGGTGAGATGATTGGTCGTATTTATCTGGTGACTCAGATGCCCGATATAAAGACACCGCAGTTGAAAGCCTATTATGCAAGAAAGCCTATCAAACTTAAACAGTACTACACGTCTAAAAATCTATATGCTGGAAATGGCACTTATCTAGATAGTATAACATTCACATATCCACAGAATGGTGTCCCCCTTATATACCCTGCTGGTGATCTTGGCCTAGCCGCGTTTAGTGGCGTTCAACTAGATGATTTGGTTATAGACGGTATATATACGTTGAGTGTATCTGTCCCTAATAATACAACTTCAGTCTTCTCAATGGCTTTGACGGATAAGGCTTTGGGGCTGGCGCAATTCAATCAACTCAATACTGACACGTTTTCGTTGGTTGGTACGGTTATGGTTGATACAACAACTCCATTTTTGAGATATACATATAATGCTACAAGTAAGTGGCAAGATATAAGTATGCCGGCGGGTATAGTTGTAGGCGATGCGGATACTTCTACTAGAACAATCACAATTCAGTTTAATGGCTCAGAATATATAGGGGCGGGTATTTATAATAAACCAATAGGATCTTTTATTATAGAAAATAATTTAAGCCTGGCAACTACTCAGCCTTCAACGGTAGAAAATCCGGTTGCAAAAGGTATTGCATTTAATGGTACAAACTATCTTATGGTGGGAATATGGAATCCGAGTACTAATTGTCAGATAAGTTATTCAGTAGATGGGTTGAATTGGTCTGTACCGATTTCACCGCCTAGTACTGGGGCATTTACGTCTGCATCTATGGCTAATTCAGTTGTTTGGAATAGTGGAATTTCACCCCCTAAATGGTTTGTAGTAGGGGGATGGGTAGTATCTAATGCTGGAAATATTACTGGTGCGGGAATTATTACTACATCTACTGATATAACTGGAGCGACTGGATGGACTACACCATTTTATCCATCCGTTACACCGCCTATCATTATAGATTTAAAAAGTAAAAGTCAATTGGCATCTACATCTTTATCCCAATTTATTACAGACTATACTGCATGGAAAAATAATATTTCTTCTGATTCAGATAGTGCAATATATACTGCTATACAACCTATTGTGACAAACCTAAATATATTACCTACACCATTTAATCTATTTATAAAGGGGCCCTTGACCGCTGTAACACCAAATATTGTAACTATAACGACATCTATAGCTAGTTTTAAAGCCTTTACGAATTCTGATACAACTAGCAGTAATATAAATACATTAATATCATTATTAACGAGTCTGGCAGCGACTGGTAATGTTCTCATATCACAATATGCAACAGTAGTGAACAATATTGAAAGTATGATCACAATTATTGATAGTATACCCAGTTTGGAAGCTTTTAATGATGTTGCACCATCTCTGATAGATTTAATGGGTAAAATAAATAACCCTGGCGATTATACTATTGCAGAAATATCAGAATATATAGGTCAAGTTCAATCAGGTATAATTAGTTATAATAGTTATTTGAATATTATTAAATCAAAAGTTAATGAAGCTATAACCCTGTATCAAGCAATTGATACGGCACTATCTCTAGATCCTTCTGGCTTACGACTAACAGGGCCGATTACTAGTATTACTAATGATCCCCAGAATCCGAATCCATGGTTCCCAGTGAAAACTTCCTACGATCTTTATAATGCAGCTATATTTGATTTTGTATCAACATATACTATAAACAATCTTATAACTGAGTATGATTCAGATATAACCCCAACCCCCTCCCTAATTGTTCAATTACTTGCGCTTGGAGGTATATCAACTAATATTAATAATATCATTACAGGCATAAATACATACAATGACACACAAAAACAAATTATATCAGGTACAGCATATAGCATAGCTGCAAATAGCCAAGGACAAATTGTAATTGGAGGTCAATTTACATTGGAAGATAATACTAGTGGCAGTTTCATATATTCTGCAGATAGTGGTACTACATGGATAGGTACATTAAACCCAAGTGAATTCCCTTTTGGTGTACCTGTAGCCAGGGCAGTGGCTTGGTCAGGATCGCTTTGGGTTGCTGCAGGGTTATGGGGGTATTCAACAATTTCAATATCAAGTGACGGTATAAATTGGCAATCGGCATTTAACCCAGTCAATTCGATTGCATATTATATTTATGATATTCAAGGAAATCAAATATTCTCACCAGCCCTATCAATTGCTATAAATCAAGGAGTGGGAATCGTTATAGGGGGTAATTGGTTAAATTTTAGATATAATACAGTTGGCAGTTTTTCTATAGCGCCGGCTACATCTCTTAAATTTAATTGGCCCACTCCAAATCTAATAAGACCCACGCAAATTTTTACAGATAGCGTCACGGCTACAGGTTTAGTCGTAGTTATTATTAATAAAATTGATCCACCTTTACATATATTACTAGGAAGATGGCTATCAGGTGGTACTCAATATGGTGCAATTTCTATATCAAATGATGCAGTTACTTGGTCTGAAGCGTTTCTACCTTATGAAACTACATATACAAATACCACACTGTATGGTATTGCTAGAGATACTACTCTTCAGCCAAACGAGTATACAACAGTCGTTGTAGGTTCTATAGGTAATAATGGACAACAAGTAGGTACAATGTCTGTTTGTAATAATCAGCTGCAAACAAAAAGTGCGGCTGATTGGAGTCTCCCAGTTTTCCCTACAGGGCAAACAAGTGGTATAGGATATAACATAGTATTTAACGATCAAATTAATAAATATATAGTAGTAGGTACCTGGTCAAATGGCGGAACAAATAATGGATTTATAACAGCTAGTTCAGATCAAGGTGGGGCACAATATATTACGCCGTATAAAAAATTAAATCTATCTACACAGATAGGACGATTCATATTATACGTGTCTGTTATTTTCTCTAGTCCTCCAATATATACATATATAATTGCTGGAGAGTTTAATACAAGATCACTTATATTAGTAGATATATATTTTGATTCTCAGCTTGATACTACTATAATAGAAGCAACTGGCAATCCAATTGGCCCCCTGGGCGTAGGATATGGCGTAGCATTTAATAGTTCAAGTATATATGTATTAGTTGGCAATTTCACAGGGGGGAGTATCTCATATTCCACTGATACAACAAACTGGTCAAACCCATTTCATCCTCCAGGCGCTACTTCTGGCTATGGCACCTCTGTCGCGTGGAACGGTACAGAGTTCATAGCAACAGGCTCTTGGAATACTGGCACCATTTCATATTCTAGAGATGGTCAGAATTGGGAATCCGCAGTCAATCCACCAGATGCATCTACCAATCAGACAAATGCAGTGGCAGTAGCATCTGTATTTAATGGTACAATGTGGGTAGCAGCAGGTAATTGGCTCACACCCACTCTAGTTGCAAATGTGGCTTTATTCACATACGGTATCATATTTGGAGAACCTGTGATGCCCAGTGAAGCAACCACCATAGAAAATACGCCTAGTTCTGTTGTATGGAATCCGAATGAAAATGAGTGGATTGCTGCTGGCATATGGTCAGATGATCAAGGTAAAACGCGTGGTTATATAACTCGGTCACCGGATGGAATTACGTGGTCTACTCCATCAACCACATCGGGTGTTTCAGATGAAATAATAAATCAAATATATGTAGCACCTAATAAAAACATATATATGGTTGGAACTCTTACTAATATACCATACTCAGTTATCACATCTCCTGATGGGCTAAACTGGACACCGAGACAGTTTTTGAATAATATGGCTGGTCAGATAAGCAGTATTGTCTGGTCAGGGACTATGTGGGTTGCAGTGTCATATAATGGGTTTTCTATTGCAGCATGGGGCCAAAATAAAACAGGTCCTATAATCACATCAACGGATGGAATAAATTGGTCAGACCCGATTTTACCTGCTATGCCAAATACGCCGTCTATTCAAGCATTTATTACATCTCCAGATGTAGTTGCCAGCGGGTACAGGTATTCAGTTAAATTAAATAGTATAGCCTGGTCAGGAACATTGTGGGTGGCTGTAGGTCAGGCTCTAATAACTACATCAGGTACTGCATATACAATCGCATATATAGTAACATCACCGAATGCTGTAATCTGGACTGTTCGTCAAACCGAAGATACAGTGTATGAAAATGATGGTATATATGGTAGAAGCGTAGCATGGAATGGATCCATATGGTTAGCAATTGGCAATTTTTCTAATGATATTTATGTAATTACATCGCCTGATGGTATTAATTGGAATACTAGAATTGATATCCCCTATTTGTTACAGGGTCCAACCATAGGCGGAGTGGCTTGGAATGGATATGTCTGGGTGGCGGTGGGTATTTGGCCAAGTACCGATACAAATGTCTATCCAATTATAACATCTTCAGATGGCATAACATGGACGCCACGCAGATTAGTATATGATATTAGCATATATTCAAATCCAAGGTTAATATATATAAGTTGGAATGGGTCTTTATGGATAGCAACAGGTATTATTATAAATAGTCTAGACCCTGATAGTTCAGATGTTATAGGTCTAGTGGCAACTTCTGTAGATAGTATAACTTGGACCATGAATACAAACGTGCAACCTGGACAATTCTTTTTAACTGCTCCCTCTAGCCGTCGCATTCTTCCCTATACTAAACCACAATCCTTTGACCCCACTCTCCAAGTGGACTCTTTTCCTCAAGCAAATCAGACAGATTTCGTGTTGAAGTGGGTGCGTAACGCCAATTATGGCACAGGTACTGATTATTTCAGCCGTCTTTCCAATACGAATAAGCCGACTTACACATTCACTGCCATAAATAGAACCCAGTGGCTCACATTCGGCACTTACTACAACTCCGCCCCTGTCGTCACGATAACCCTCACTAAAGTCTCCCCTACAAACCCCAAATTCTATACGGACTTGGTTGGGCCACATTTCGGCTGGACGAATAGTCTGGGCCACAGCTTGATTGACTCGGCGTCTATAACGATTGGCGGCAATCTGGTAGAGACTATAAATGGGCAACTCATGGAGATCTTAGACGAGTTTCAGACTCCCCTAGAAAAAGTCTCAGAAGTGAGTAACTTGATTTGCCGTTCTGAATCTGGCTTCACTCAGATAACCTATGGATTCAGTAATGCGACATCTCAGAAAGTCATAACACCCCTACCCTTCTGGTTCAGTCGTGGCGACCCTGGCTGTGTGTTGCCTATAGATGCGCTGAATGTGGATGAGGTTCGCTTGACCGTGAATTTCAAAGCTGTAACGAGCTTGTATTATACTGATTCTAGAGCGGATACACCTGTCATAAATGTAGAAGGCGGGTCTCTATGGTCTATGTTGAATTCACGGTTCTACTATGATGACCCAGATAGCACACTCGTAATGACGAACATGGAGCCATCTCGCGTATATCCAAACGCCCCAATATCGGCGTTCGCCCCTGATATAGTAATGCCTGGTACATTCAGGATACCTGAGTCGTATTTGTTAGTAGAATATATATATTTGGATAAAGCTGAAGCAAACAGATTCCGTATTGCCGACTTGCAGGTGCCTATAGTACAGCACTATATATTGAACCCTGAAGATACTAATAAAAATCTATATAAGAATATCCCGCTCAATATTCCCAACCCCACGAGAGACATATTCTTCTATTGCCAGCGCTATGAGGCCCCATCACTCAATGCGCATTTCTTGGCAACACGCGACATATCTATAAATCAGACCGACCCCTACTCGCTTTGGTGGCCAGATGCGACTGGTCTCAATGCGAGATACCCTGGCACTCTGAAACCCGGATTTTCCAGTAGCGGGTCTGAGCCGATTCGGTGGTTGGCGCTGAATTACAATGAGACATTGAACAGGTACTCAAGTGAAAATGTAGCGCTCTTTCGCTCATTCTTGCCATCTATAGAGCAGCGAAAGGCACCGTGGATAAACCGCTACTATTATAATTTGCCCTTTGGCCTGAATAGCGGTCTCAACCCCTTCTCTATGCCACTAGGTCAGGCCAATCTGGATAAAATACAGCGTGTGAATCTATCTCTAGGATTCCATGGTATCACAGGGGATCCTACAGACAATTATGCGGAGCGCTTCTGGATCCGTACATATGCTCAGACCTATAACATATTCAGAGTCTATGGTGGCCGTGGTACGATGATGTTTGCTTATTAAGTTTACCCGTGCTAGCATGGAGTGCTTAATTTAAGCAGTCCTAAGTACCGAAATATTACACTTAATAAGTGAGACTCATATGCGCAGAAGCGAGTCCCACTTATTAAGTGTCATATTTCGTCACTTGGATCAGCGCAGCAAACCCTTAGGGTGTACCGCCAAGTGCCGAAGTTAAGTACTCTTAATGTCAAGACTCGCTTTGCGAGTCTGACCTATTAAGTGTCATATTTCGCCACTTGGCAGCACCCTT